GGCTGCAATGAGTTTATCTGCGTTCATCCAATAGCAATCCAGCCCCGGAATGTTCGACGGATTGGGCATGTTCGCATCGAACACGTTTGCCATCAGCACGGGGCCCACCGTATCGACTGCACGGAGCGTCACGATGCGGCCGAAGCCCGTGCCCATGCAAGTAGAGAAGAACTGCTTACCGATATCGTTAGTATTAATCATATACTGTAATATAACCTATATGTGCGTAAAGGGAAGTGCTATTGGTCCGTCGTTACACAATTGTTACAATTAGATTTGTTCGGGGTTTGTTCGGTGTTTTATCACGGCGGGGCCCGTTAGTCCATATCGAAGCCGTTGCCGAGAGCAGTGGCGACATAGCCGCCCAACGGCGCCCACGCAATATCCTGCGAGGCAATTGCACTGGGCTTGGTGACGGCGATGAGCTTCTCGAGCGTCTGCATTTCCTTCGTGAGGACCGCCTGCCGTGCGTCGATCTGCGCAAGCTCTTGTCGGATAGACGCCACCCGCTGTGGGCCGTATTCTTCGACGGCACGAATGAGGTTAAAATCATTGCCGAATGACTGCGGCTGCGCAGCAATGGGTGATGGGGTTGCGTATTCGTCAGTGTGCATAATAGGAGATGCAAGTGGAAAAGTTTTTGGGGATGGCCGCCGATTCAGACTGAGCCAGCCGAGGTTGCGAGCACCAGGACCAGCCATTAGACACTCTCCTTCGGAATAGAGGTCGGCTGTGTATGAACAACCTTGCGAGGCCGACCACGCTTCTTATATCCCGCCTGAATTGCATCTTCACGGACGGCCAATTCTGTTTCCATGACGGTGCCTTCAAGCGGCATGTTGATACTCCAATCGAACTGCTCGACGGTAGCAAGTGTACCATAACTGCGGCGAGGATTATACTGCAAGGGAGACTTCGGACCATAGATAATACTGGTCTGCTTGTCTACAAAATATTCGGTATAATCATCAATGAGGATGCGATCAAACTTTCTGCCGGCAAGAACATCGACGGCATCTTGATTCTTCATCAATACCTTTCGCAGGAGCGTAAGAAAGGTATCCATTTGCTCAACATACTTAATAGCGTTTTCCATGTGTGTTTCCTTTTTAGAGTTTAGAGTTTATCGAGTCTTCAGGAGAAGAACTCGTGCCATGCTTTCCCAATTGGTATTGGTCTTCACCAACTGTGCTGCCTTCAACAACGTGCGGAGTGAAAGCTCACGCAGTTCATCACGATTCTTTCGAAGGAAGGACAACACTGCCTTGCCCTGCAGTGCGGTCAGTCCTTCCCGTTCAAAGATTTTACCAGCACTCGCAACGTGTTCGATCCAGACACCCAACTCGTTGCGGGAGTGCAGACGCAGATCCAAGTACAGACTGCGTGACATGAGTGCTTCGAAGTGCTGTGCATACTTGTTCTTGCCTTCGTCCACAAACCGCTGGAAGTCAAGGTTCGAAATGAAAATCATTGCACCAGAGAATTCGAACGACTGCGGTACATCGTCAGCAATGAGTGCGTTGCTTTCCTTCATCCACGATACCTTACGAGTCTCCGACGAATCGCAGAGTACCTTCAGAATGTTGAGTGCATCTTCATCATTGAAGAGACTGTCGGCGTCATCAAGGACGATCACCGAACCAGCCTTACGCATCCGGTAGGCCGTCTTGTACAGATTGACAGCGGAGATTGCACCCTTGATAATCTCGTGCGGCGTATTGCTCGCACCAAGGATCTGCTCCACGGTATAGCTCTTGCCGACGCCGGGGGCACCCGTGACAGTCACCGCGCGAACATTCTTCGCAACGGCACCCTTCGTGAGAATCGAAAGAATACTAAACCGTTCCTTCAGATCGGTCAGGATCTCAGCGTCAGGACGGACGGGCACACTCTTGACACTACGTGCAGCCACATCGGCCTTGCTCGGACGGCCACGCTTCTTCAAAACTACGGTCATGTTTTTTCCTTTTGTTTGGTGTTTTTGATCATACTGTAATATAACCTATTAATAGACACTTGTCAAGTGCCCGATTGTAACGATTATTTCGTGGAGATCACGAAACCGCTCGAATCCTTCTTACCTTCACCAAGTGCCGACAACCCAACCCACACGCCAGTTTCATCCAGAAACCGCAGGTCATGTACGCGACCGTCAATCACCTTGCGGCCCTTGTACGTGGTGGGCAACGGCTTGTTCTTCGGAGTATCGAACACAATAGCCACGTTATATCCAGCGTCGAACATTTCCTGCACCTTATTATCGTTCGTCTCGCTACGGCTGAACGTCAGGTGGTAGTTGCTCGGAATGTTCTTGCGGTTCGTATGCTTCGTGTAATCATAGAATTGCACGGTAGGAAACATTTCCATAATGTTATCATATCCGAATACCCGCACCGTTTCCCAGCGAATGTCGCTCGTCAGGTTGAGACGGAACGACGGCACCATGCCCATGCGGTTTGCCCGACGCAGTGCGGCAAAAATATCTTTCACCATATCCTTAAGAAACGTCTCGCGTGCTTCGAAGAAGCGTTGCGTTTTTGCAATGCGGGATTCCTGCGTGCGAGTGAAGCGACCATGCCCCGAAGTGTAGAGACATGCAATCGTGCATCCTTCCGACGCCGACGCACACACCTGATATCCACTAATCGTGGCGGGTGCGAAGTGTAACCCGAACGACAGGTAACCCAGGTCCTCGCCCTTCTCAAGCTTCGGATTCGATTCGGTGAACAGCGACATGGTGCGTATCTCCTTTGAGTGTATACCTAAATATAACCTATTAATCGCCGAAGGGAAGTGCCTAAAACCGTCGTTACACTTCCGTTACAATTGGGTCACCCGCCCATTGCACGAAGCGTAGTGACCATGCCTTCGTAGTAATTAAGCTTTCGGATAATGTCGTTAATGAGCCGACGCTCGGCCTGTCGGCCCTTATCGTGGCCGTCGCCATATCCGGCCTTCTCGGCCTCGGCGGGAAGGTATGCCGTGCCGAGTGCACGATTCACGCCTTCGTATGTGGCAGGGTAGTTATGGGTGCGCATGAACGCCACGACGGACTGAATCAGCGAGGCCCGTGCGGTCATGGTGGTTGCGTTGTTATTTTTCATCATACTGAATAATAACCTATTAACAGACCAAAGGGAAGTGCTTAAGCAAAGATATTTGATTAAGTTTTCTTCATGTTCGTTGTCAAGGGGCAAACCATCCTCGTTACACAATTGTTACAATCGCGACTTTCGGGGTTTCTTCGGGATGTTTTATCACAACGGAGGCGGTTAGCCCCAATCAATCTCGCCTTGAATGGCTTCGATTGCGGCAATCGTCTCGCGCATCTCTACGCGGAGATCCTGCAGCTCGTCTAGCAGGCTGTCGCGCTCACGCTCGATTGCGTCGGCCTCGTGCTTCATGTTCTCGTAATGCTCCCACAATTCGGCAACCGTCATGTGCTTAATCCTCGCTATAGGTTCCAGCGTACGGGCTGGGCTCGTCGTCGTACCAGCCCTGCGTGTCGATAGGCTCACCGTCTGTATCGTACTCGACGGCATCGTACACCTTGTCGGCGCAGATGTCTGAGCAGAAATCATTGTGGACCTGAAACGTGGCGATTTCGTACTCGCCGCACATCTTGCACATCGGGACTAGCGCCATATTAGTTGGCCTCCGAGGTAGTGGGCTCGGAGATCAGCTCCGAGGCACCGGGGTAGGCCGCACGTGCGGCCGCGAGAGATTCGAAAGAATCCAGAAAGGTACGACGGGTGCGACCCGCCAGTACGGACGAGCGGGGATACACCCCATACTCGTAGACGCCGTATACGTTACGGCAGTACGTTGCTCCCGCGGAGGGGAACTCGATTTGGAAATCGTTTGCTTTCTTCATATACTGTAATATAACCTATATATGACCAAAGGGAAGTGCCTAGCTGAAAATAAATTATTAAATCTTCTTCATGAAGAGATCTTCATCTTCGGGGTTTGTTCGGGATGTTTTATCACGCAGCAGTACATATTCCCCGAAGGGAATATCTTAGAATTCCTCTGCGCTAATATATTCGAATCCCTTGCGCGATACGGTGCCGACGAGCGACAGAAACTCACGCACCGACGATGGCGAGCAGCCGGTAACCTCGTATACATGCACAATGTCGGCAAGCATATGGCCGGGCAGAAACTTGATCGTCATGCGCACATTGCTTAGGGCAGTCATTAGATAGGCTTCCAGTAAAGGGTAACTGAATGTACATCGTCACCCGCCATACGCTCGGTGCCGGTAATTTCGTTTTCTAGGTTATTGTGCTCGGTGAGACTATTTTCCTCTGCAATCATGTCGAACGCTTCGTTTGCTGCTTCTAACCATGCAGAGGGAAAGACTTGCAACTGCGCCGGTTCACCTTCGATGAGCTCTAGTAGAATATACATCTTAGTTGCCCTCTGCAAAAACACTGTGCCACGTATTCGGCATTATGCCCGTCTTGATAAACTCACGCTCATCGGCGGTGAGTGTAGGGAAAGCAACTTGAATCAACGCACCATTTTCCCATTTAGCAATGCCACGATCATACTCACGGTGCGTGAGCGGCAACTCCATCGTATTGAGTGTACCACTAAACGGGCACTTACGTTCTAGCAAAAGCATATTGATTCCTTTACCGTGCGTCGGCAATAAGGTGTTCGGCGATTTCGAACCAATCCACGCGACCGAGGAATGATTCAGCGAGGTCACGGGCCATACCGTTCGGGACGGTGCCCAGTACGATTTCATCCACGTACTGCTCGACGTTTTCGGCGAGGCGTTCAACGTCGGCAACTTCGTCGGTGTCAACGTCCTGCAGGTCGAACCCGAAATCTTCGAGCGTCAAGCCGTCGATGACTTCCAGCTGAATGCGCCACGTTTCGTAGTTCGTCCAGCCGTTGTAGCTTTCCGTGCTCATGGTGTTTCCTTTGTTGGTGTTTTTGATCATACTGTATTATAACCTATTAACAGACGAAAGGGAAGGGGTAACCCGAAATCGTTACAAACCGTTCGGGGCCTATTCGGTTTCCGCCTTTTCGTACTCCCGCCAGATATAATCATTGGCGAGGTCGCGAGAGAAGAAACCGCCTTCCATCACCTGTCCGGTGATGCGGTTCACGATAGCCCAACCCCGGCGGGAGTACGGGCAGGGACGAACAACATACTGCGAGAGTTTCGATGTGTTTTTCATATACTGTAATATACCCTTATTATACCCGAAAGGGAAGGGGTAAACTGCCCTCGTTACACAACCGTTACAATTGCGCTTTTCGGGGTTTCTTCGGGATGTTTTATCACGGCGCAAGCAAAAATCCCCTCTAGGAATATAGAGGGGATTGCTCGGCTCCTGACCATTGCGGTGCAGGGGCCTTCACGCTCAAGATTATCATTCTTGCACCTTGCCGGTGGCGAGACTTGGCGGCGATTAACCCGCTGTTCCTCGCAAGCGATCCGTTGTTATAGTGCCCCGGGAGGGATTCGAACCCACGACCTATTGGTTAAAAGCCAACTGCTCTACCAACTGAGCTACCGGAGCGTACTTGTCGAGCAGATGGTCAGCCGGTATTCACTACTCCGTATAATACCATCTGCCGACGATGTTACTTGATGTACGTGGCGGCCAAGTGCCCCGCCTTTTCGTTAATGCCGGCGTTAATCACCGACACGCTGACGCCCATCTTGTAGAGCATATCGGCGATCTGGTCACCAGTGGTGCCCGTCACATCCTCACCCTGCGTCGAAATCACAGCGGCGGCCTTTTCGATGGAAACGCGGATGCGTTCCAGAGCGCGAATCTCCTTGGTGAGTGCCTTACGAGTGGCGGCCTTACGGATAGTAGCGGAAGCAGCGGCGGTCTTAGCGATCTTGGTCATCTTTTTTTCCTTTTGGAATTGGTATGGGTACTGCGGGAGAAAGTGCCGCCCTACATGCATGGTGCAGGGTCCGAACGTCTTTCGGTGCGTTCCACCGTTGAGGGTTGCGAGGTTGACCCTTCGGAGTCAAGAGCTTCGCGGTTTGTTTCCGTTTCTGTTGTCGTTTTAATTCATACTGTAATATACACCGTTTTTCTCTGGAAGTCAACCCCTTTCAAGAATCGTTACAATTCCTTCGGGTTCCCTTCGGTTTTACCAGCCCATCTGCTGGCGGGCCTTTCGCCCGGCCAACTGCTTGGGCGTGTGCTGGATCTGCGACCAGCCCGATGGCGTGAGCACGTTCAGCATATCCGAGCTGTAGACGCTACCCATTTCGGTAACGAACCCTTCCACGGTGCAGAGGCGAGTCTGCCCGTTCACGAGATTGTCCTGCACGGTAGCGAGGAAACCGTTGCGCAGTTCGATCCGTGCGCCCTTCTTAACTTCGGAGATTTTCGTTGTGTTTGTCATATACTGTAATATAACCTATATAGTGCCAAAGGGAAGTGCCTAGCAGGAATCGTTACAATTGGATATTGTTACACAATCGTTACAATCGCGCCCTTTCGGGGTTTGTTCGGGTGTTTTATCATCGCGGGAACCGCACCCTAGTTACGGGCGCGATTCACGAAGCGCTTCAAGGTTTCGACTGCCTGCGCATTTTCGGGCCGTACAAACTCCAATCGGCCGGCAGTCTTATTATCGAAAATCATTGCGCCTACATACTTCTGCACGCCACTACAATTCACGCAGGTGTGCGTATCAGGCAGAATCTCTAACCGTTCAGCGCCGATCATCTGCTTACATCGTGCACAGGTACGGCTCATGCAACCATCCACGAACGAATGCGCTCGGGCTTATTTCGATTGGTTTGATTGCGCCGCAGATCCACATCGATGAATACCGGATATTCCTCACCACGCTTGCCCTTCCATCCATAGTTGCCCGTATGGAGATCATCAATACCCAGTACTTCACCAAGAGTGCGAGCATGTTCTTCAAGGCGTGGCGTGATCCACTTCGACCGCTTCATGTCGATCTTTTCCTGAATGAGCACGGCAGTGTCGCAGATTGTAAAGAAATGCGTTTCGGGAAAGTGGCGGGCATACTTTGGATTGACACGCATCTCACCAATGAAGTCTGCTTCGTCGGCAAGACTCTGCATAGTGGACTCATCCTGTGAAAACTTAATTACAAAGTCATCAAAGATTGCGGCAGTCCGATAGGCACCCGATTCAATCTGCACCTTACGCTTGAAGGTATCACACAGTGCATCATGCGTATTAACGCGACCGTCAATATAACTGCTACCCGATTCCAAGAGTAACGCAATGCCACTTGCAATTTCGAACGACCGATCACTCAGCACCTTCGACTTCATCGAATCACTCCATTGTTGCGGTAGCGGTTAAGCTTATCCTCAGTGCGCTTGAGGGTAGCCATTCTGTTATTCACCTGAGGCTCACGACTCGAGCGCATCTTGCCCATGCTTGGGGCGTTGTCGTATGCTTCGGTAAGTTCGGCGTACAGTTCGTCAGTGGTCATATCGTATACGTTTTTCATACTTCCTCTAGTAAGTCAGGATAAAAGTCAGCAATCTCAGCCCGCAAATCTTCATCACTCAACTTCTCCAACGCACCTGCCAGACAATCATGTGCGTAACTTACGAGCGTATCCATATCCATGCCATCCACGATGCGGTCTACATACTCGCTAATCAATTCGTCGTTCGTCATCTGATTACCGCTTGTAAAGGTAGCTTCCGTAAGGGTCGGCAACCGCCGTCACCTTGTCCAATTCACGCAACAGATTAAACCGTGCATCCTTCGCAGGTGCGTTCCAACCTGCCGCCTTCAGCAGGTCGCCCGTAGACAGGTCCACGAAGCTGTGCACCGAACGCCCAATGCGGGGCGGGTTAGAAGTGAAGACAACCTTGCCATACTTTCGGCCAGGAATGAACTCGACGGTTTCGTCCGTGAGCGTCTGCAAGTGGCCCAGATACTGGGCGATTGCTGCGGTGAGGTTGATGTTTGTCATATACTGTAATATAACCTATTAACTGGCAGAAGTCAAGGGGGTATCGGAATATTTCGGCATCGGTGCATCACTGTAATTGTAATGGATAATGGCCGCCGCCTGCGCCACCATCGGCCCCATATACTTTATCCAACTGATGTCGGCGTTCTCGCCCTTGTCAAGTTCGGCGGCAAGTTCAAGCAACGACATGACGAGTGCTGCTTCACGGTAGGTATTCTGTGTGTTTGTCATATATTGATTAAAACCAAGTCTGATGGTTTTCGGCAATGTGCTCACTGCCGTCATACTCCTCAATGTCCCAACCCTTCTCCTGCAGCCACATCGGCACTTCCACTACCTTCAGGTTTGCATATCGGCCGGACGCCTTCTTAGGGCCCAACGCTTCCACGACAGCAATCAAATCGGCGTCATCCCGCCCAATCTCATCGGCGTAGGTGGCGCGTTCATCGGCGGCAATGCCCTTCCGCTCACGGAACATGGCAATGGCTTCGTCCGACAGGTCAAACCCGCCGCAGCAGGTGTTAATCACAATCTTAAAAGTTTCCATGTTATCGTGCTCCCTTGCTGGCGCAGTATCCTTCGATGTGGTAATGATTGATTGCCTCTTCAGAGCTGGCCCACTCTTCCATTGCTTCGACGCTCTTAAAGGTTTTCTTGAATTCACGGCCCGGCCCGAAGCCGGTGTACTTGGTGCCAATCACGGTCACCTTCTGTGTGTTTTTCATCATACCTAAATGTACCCTATTAATGGGAGGAAGTCAAGTGGTAGTTGAAACCGTTACAAATCGTTCGGGTATTCTTCGGTTTCTTCCGGCTGGTCGAAATCGGGGTGCGGGCCTGGCGCTCCCGTATAATACGGATTCCGTAACCATGTATCATACGGCGAAAGAATATACTCCACATTCGGGCGCTCCTCGCCATACGCCTCGGCGTACTGGTCGAGCGCACCACGGCGCCACTCGCTGTTACTCATTTCATATTCCATTAAGAGTTAGCCGCCATGTCCCAGAATTCACGGGCAGAATCGGATAGAGCGTCCCAATACGTGACGCCCTCAACATACATGAGCGCATCAGTCAACCGCTGAAAGAAGATAGAATTACCGTCAACTAGCCGTTGCACTTCCCACTTGGCCAAGCCATATCCGACAGGGACATCGCCTAAGGGGCGCACTTCGAAGTTTTTCGTAGTGAAGGCTTTCATATTAGGACATTGCCACCAGATTCCAATACTGGCGGGCCTCGCTGGAAAGGTCGTCAAGGCGTTGCACGCCTTCCACCCACATGAGCGCATCCGTCAGATGCGTGTGCCACGTAGCCTTGCCATTGGCGTCGAGCACTTCCCACTTCTCGCCGTAGAAGGTATGGAAGGGCAACGGGCGAAGGTTGTTGCCCGAGCGGGATTCGAATGTAGTGAAGTTTTTCATATACTGTAATATACCCCTATTACTGTCCAGAGTCAAGGGGCTAAAACTGTCGTTACAATTCCGTTACAATACCTTCGGGGTCTGTTCGGGTGCGTTTTATCATCGCGGATCGTCGCGCTGAACGATGTGCCGCCAAACTAATACCACGAATAGTACGGAGGCGACACACCATCCCACCACGAACATGCCGATTACTTTAAGCATTAATGGCTGAAATGTCAAGACGCCGCAACTGCTCACGGTACGCCTGTAGGTATGCCTTGCCCCGTGCTTCGGCTTCCAGCTCGAGCGTGAGCAGCTCGGTGGACGAACTCTTCTTCAAAAACTCTTCATTGCTATGCATGTTATACTCCGTTAGTATGTGTGCGAAAAGAAAACTGTTGCGATGGTTAGTCAATCGGCTTGTTTGAATCGTATGGCGGTGTGAGAACAAACACCAGACTTAACAGAAACCAACTGACGAGAACTTTTAGAACAAGTATCATATGGTATGTTTACAGTGTTTCCGAAAAGAAAAGCCAGCACACGTACAGGTGGGACGTTTGCCCGCCCATGTTTCTACGATGTAGATATCACCCTTGCTACCGTATGCGTACTCGGCGGTGAGTGGTCCACTTGCTACCGCCAGTAACGGCTTCATCCATTCGAAATGCTGGGGCTCAGTACCCACTGGAAACGCGCCACTATGGTCAACAATGGTATCACCCCACATGACTTTATGCACGGTCCCAGCAGCGATCCTGGTGACGCCACGGGGCATTTCATAGACTGCAGGCGGATAGGTTGACCAGATTTTATACATTAATCAATAATCTCAACTTCGTTATCGGGGCAACCGTATCGAACAATCTTACACACATACACTTGCGGATACTCACCATCGTTCACGGCCAGTACCAAGGTATCGCCCGTGAGTGCGTAGGCCAGTGGTTCACTGCCCTCATCCGTAGTCACCTGCGTAATACATTCCCGCGTCATCTTCTTAATGTAATCGGCGGCGACCTTCACGCCGTTCCACTCTCGCATCTGAATACGCATTACTTCTTCCTCCCAAGTTTAAGTGCCTTCAACTGGGCCTTGAAGATGTCACGGCCCTTCTGCTTGTTTGCATGCCACAGTCCTTTCTTCTCATCCATCGCCGAAAGGAATTCGAACTGGGCTTCCATCATGAGCTTGTCATACGTCGAAAGAGCGGGAGTCATAGTATTATTAAAGATTAAAGTATGCAGCAGGAACCGCAGATTTCAGAAACCCTTCGAAGTCAAAGCGAGGATGGTCAAGCTTCGCATCCTCGGCGATGAACTGTGCGAGGCGTGGCAGGATAAGGTCGGCGTCGATCCGGCCCTTCAGGTAGGCGTTCTGCGTGAAGGAAATCAACTGGGCGAGTGTTTCGTAGTCTTTTTTAGTCATATACTAAATATAACCTAGTCTAGTAGGAAAGGGAAGGGGCAACCGGCGGTCGTTACACGCCTGTTACAATTGGGACACCATCACGACAGTACTGTCGTCTTCCACATTGCCACGAGCGCGGCGTGACCGGCGTGTGCGGCATCCTCTGTTTCGTATCGCTGGCCATCTACCTCTGACCAATCCGTCACGGTGCCGTCACTGTCCGCACGAAACACCATTGATTCGTACATATGGCCACCAAACAAGTCTGGATAATTTTCTGCGCCGGGCAACTTCACAGTAGAGACAACATATCCGTCCACCACGGTATGAGCAATTTGGTTTTTCATATTACTGATATTCCACAAAGGTTGAAAGGTACTTCGTAATTTCGGCGTCATACCAACTTGGCCAACAATGGGCCCACTCGCGCCGATAGAGATATCCAGAGTTACCCGAATTCGGGCTGGGATCGTCTTCCCAAATAGATTGGATTACACCATTTCGATAAACCACTTCTGCCGTAATCGTATGGCCGCGGTCGCCAACCTTTGTAAAGGTCTTAGTCATATTACCGATGTACTCCGTTATATTCCATGTAGTTGGCACCTACTTCATAATCCTGCACACACATCCAACTGCAGAATCCCATGTCCTTCAGCTGTTCACCGGCCGAGGTGAAGATCGTGCAGCGACACTGGCGGCACTTCGTTGATTTCGTTTCGTTTTTCATCATACTGTAATATACCCTAGTGGGAGGGGAAAGTCAAGGGGAGAACCCCGTCGTTACAAGCCTGTTACAAACCCTTCGGGTTACCTTCGGTCCTTCCAATCGTAGTAGGCCATGAGTGCCGTTGCGGCAATCTGACTGACGCCCCACATAAGGGCAACGAGAAGTACGACGGCACCAATCACATACATGATCATATTAAGTATGAGCATATCCGTCCTTCTCGACACCAATCCACATGCCGTTTGCGTTAATCATCACCGAGTCATCACACCCAGGATGTACCGTCAACACATGCGGTAAATTCTGGCAAAGGGCAACTTTACACGCCGAGTCATATTGCTCAGTCGTCATGTGGGCGGAGAACCCAGACGGCCACACAAACTTATAGACTAACATGCTCATGTTACTTTCCCCATCCGAAGAATGATTCAAGGATGCCGTACACCACGATGAACATAAAGAACACACCACCTGCGACGATCACTGCCATGTTAGTTTATCTCCGTTTTAATCAGTTCGTAGTAATCATAGAAGTCATTCGACACCAACCACTCACCGTATGTTTCTGCGGCAACCACATCCGTGAACACCTTTTCGGTATCCGGCTGATGTGGCGCCGTCACCACATACTTCTCGTTGTTTTCGTTGTTTAAGTTCATACTGTAATATAACCTATTAATGTTCAAATGTCAAGGGGCAACTTTAATATTCAACAGGTGACTTAAGCGACGTTATGGTGTACCCTTCATTTCTGATAAGTTCCATCGACAGCGTATTGAAAACCCAGCGCGATGCCGTCGCCTCAGTGGAGAAGGGGCCGAAGAACTCAGCGGGGGCCATCGGGGTGCGGGCGCGAACACAAACCATGAACATCGTTGCTCTCCTTGAGTGTATACCGTAATATACCCTATTAACTACAGAAAGTCAAGGGGTACTACAAAATTTCTTTTTCAACAATTTCGTAGTAATCGTAGTACTCATCAGACACCAACGACTCACCATATGCAACCGCGTTGTCACGGTTCGTGAACACCTTCACCGAATCAATCGACTCACCTTCGTAGTTCACTCCACCCATCACCACGTACACGTTCATGTTGTTTTCGTTGTTTAAGTTCATACTGTAATATACCGTATATATGAGAGGAAGTCAAGGGGAGAATTGTAACGGAACTGTAACGGAGGTTTCTCGTAACTGAAAGAATCTTAGTGCTGAGATTCGGCGGGTAGCCAATCCGCGGCACGAGCCTATTTTTTTCCGCTATAGCTCTTTTGTTATACGATAATTACCTATATATACTATATGCCTTCTGGAGACTTTTGTATGATTCGACTCAAAGATTTATTGAGTATTGAGAACATTAAACCCGAAACAGACGCTCACGAAAAGGGAAGTGTGTGGGTGGTCAAACAATCTGGACATTATGGGGCAAAGAATACTTTTGGGGATGTGCGGTACTTTTCGAATCGTGATGACGCGTCGGCCTTTACCCAAGCACATACCCACCATGCCCACGATGTGCAACATCCGGAAAGAAAAAATCCAATTGACTATAAGCAAAAGTATGATCTACGGGAAACACAAAATCCCAAACCCTGAAAATATTATGGTGTTTGGGATTTTGAAAAAATTCCGGAAGAAAATTTTTTTCCTATATTACACAAATAGTATAAGGGGTATATAGGCTAACATCGACATGAGTATATAACGGCGCATTAATCCTCCATGAGTTCATCGTCGGTACATGGTACCAAACGGTTCTGAATGTCTACAAGATAGTAGGTATGTTGGCGCACCTGTTCGATAACCTTGATGGTACCGAGTTGTCCGTTATAACTATCTTCGGAATGATCAAAAATTTTGACGGACTGATTTACGATAAACATGATAGCGTTAGATAAGGGTTATGTCCACAAACTTCGGCGAATTGCTAAGATATCTTCAAGTTTTGCATCAATAAGATTATTCTGTGTATTTTCTATTTCACGAATGGTATTGAGCATTAAATTATATTGCGGATGAAACTTGTTCATATACCCGTCGCCAGTTATCATCTCATTCGTGGGATTGCTATTAACATCTACGAATATAAATTCTGGGTCTGTTGCCATTTCATAAGGGTCTTGCATCAGTGGGTATTCTTCGGTATACCACATATATAAATTTTTTGTCATTTCTGCGGTATCCCGTTGGTCCTGCTGGCAATCTGGTTCATTGATTGCCCAATCTAAATTTGCTAATCCAAGTTCACGGGAAAGTGTTTTGCGAAACTGTCTGGGTAACCACCGATGGCGTAATCGTGTCCATCTGCTATATTTTTTAGTATCCATTAATTCCATATGTGCACATTCGTTCTCGACATACTCACATAATAGCGTAAACATAGCTTCAAACATCTTAGTATCGGTATCATACCATTGCCCACGGCGGAGCGCCGGCATCGTCAGAACATTATGCCCATAGCAGTACCGATGAATTTTTTGTAACAGATAACGAATTTTCATAATATAACCTAGTTGAAGTGTACAGTGGGCAATGAGGGATTCGAACCCCCGACAACTCGGATGTAAACCGAGGACTCTAACCGCTGAGCTAATTGCCCGAAATGATGTTGTGAAGTCTAGTCTACCAGTTCCCTTCACTTAAGGACACATCAAGCCAACTAACTTTAGTAACGGGTCATAGGGGATTCGAACCCCTCTGAATATCCGCAGTGACAGTGCGGCCGACTACACCAAGCAGTCCCATGACCCTTTGCCATCGTCCTTACGGAACGATGACTGCCTTTGCTGACTTACTGACCATACCAATGGTTGCGGTAATATCGGAGGTACCAACCGATACTGCGGCCACCAATCCGTCAGTAGTAACAACTGCCTTCGTCAAGTCCGAAGAAGTCCATATTGGCAATCGACCATTCAATGCTGAGCCAGTCAATGCCACACTGTCTGCGTCGAACGCCTGTGCGAAGAACTGTCGCGTATTGCCAACCTTGATATTTGCACTATCGGGAAGTACTCTAAGATACTGAATACCTGTTTCACTCACGGTCACATTGAGCAATCCAACCTTGCCTTCAACGACACAAGTAATGATAGTCGTACCGGCGGAAATTCCCGTAAGAATGCCCGTAGACGATACGGTAGCCACGATATTATCTGTACTAGCCCATGAAAGAATACGCTGGTCCGTCGTCAATGTCGTACCACCTGCACTCTTCAAAGTATTCGACAACTGAATACTACGACCAATCTGTGCGGGCTTCAGTGTTGCCAATGTAACCGTGGATACGGGAACCAATGAGGTCGTAACAATTAATGTAGCCGACTTGCCACTGGAAGTTGCCGTAATCGTAGACACACCCACGGATGTTGCGGTAATCAATCCCGATGGGCCAACACTAGCAACCGATGGATTACTGGAAGTCCATGTCACTGCATAGTTGGTCAATACATTGTTGGTAAGGTCACGCAACGTTGCGGTGGCCTGCACCGACTGTCCTACGAAAAATGGCGATGGTACAAGTGCATTCACCGTCATAGACGCAACGGATGCGTCAGTCACAAAGATAGTTGCCGAGGCTGTTTTTCCTTCAACGGTGGCTGTGACTGTTGCTTGACCCTTTGATAAGCCGATGACCACACCATTCGATACGGTTGCTACCGATGTATTGAATGACTGCCAGATAACTGCTCGGCCCGTCATCACTGAATCCCGTTGGTCCTTGACCGTTGGGGTAATGGTAATAGTGCGACCAACTTCAATCTGTGCGGCTGTAACATTAATGGATACCGTTGTAACCGCCGGTGCAACTAGCGTTGGGGCAACCACTGCATTATCACATGCGGCGAGACTGAATACTGCAATTGCTGCAAACAAAACTTTCTTCATATTAAACTCCGTTAAAATAAAAATTAATCTCATGTCGTATGAGATTGCCGTACCACTGAACAAAATGTTCAGCAAACTCCCAGAGAGGGATTTGAACCCCCGACCGAGCGGTTAACAGCCGCTAGCTCTACCGCTGAGCTATCTGGGAATAGTGTTTCAAAATCAGGTCGGAGAGATTCGAACTCTCTTCCCCCGCTCCACAGGCGGGTGCCCCTGCCATCTGGGCCGCGTACCTGTTATGGGTAGTGTGGGACTTGAACCCACAAGCTAATGTTTCTAAGACATTAAGGTATGCCAATTCCCTTCAACTACCCAGTTTTCTACTATGATTCGTTACAATTATATGTACGGAAGATGAGGGATTTGAACCCCCGATACCTTTCAGTATGATAGTTTTCAAGACTATTGCGATAAGCCAGACTCTGCCAATCTTCCTTACAAAATGTTATTAGATGTACGCAGAAAATTGACAAGATTTTCTGTACTTGTGAGGTCTGCGGTTTACTATCTTGCTTAGTATCGTTGTCCTCAACGGCCTTGCGTCCTCTTCGGCATACAAGTGAATGCCCATTAGTCACACACATCTAATAAAGTAGGGGCGGAGGGATTCGAACCCCCGACCTCTTCGTCCCAAACGAAGCGCGATAACCGGACTACGCTACGCCCCTATAAGTTTACTACAAAGCTCCCGGTGGGATTCGAACCCACAATGTTTCTTAAGTACTAGTTTACAAAACTAGGGCCATCAACCGTTAGGCGACAGGAGCGGTCTTTCAATACTTCCATTCATTACATTCTATTCTCTTACAAATGCGGTTTCTTCGGGAGAAACGCCAATCTGTTCAACATAATACTTTTTATGATTCACATTTAAATTAATAGGCAAATCCCAATTTGTAAATGAATCCTCATACCATCGTACACGATTATTAGGCATTGCAGCAAGATATCCTTCATCAGACAATAGCATATTGAAACTCTTATCTTGGTGTGGTGCATTCGAATATCCATCACCGTCAAATTCAATAGCCCAACCTAATCCTCGTCCACGATATGTTTTGCCATCACTGTCACACCACTCAGCAGACATGCCGTCACAATATTTCATTTCGATAATGGAAAATTCTGTACCAAAACATCCCCATACCTGATGTTGGGTTAATCCTAATCCAGCTGGAATGTCAGCGGTAGGATCTTGTCCGATAATCAATGCATGAATAGGAACTCCACGATATTGTGCACCACACTCTAATAAAATAGAAAAGGTAAGAGGCTGGCAAGGTTTACATGACACCGCATGAATAACACACCTGTCAATACCAATTGCAGTATTATTAGTGACAAACCGACGACGAACATACCCATACAAATGTTGCGGCAATGAAGCAGTTAAACTATGCATATTAAATATGTCTCTTAAATTATTTATATTACAATTCAGTATTGGACTTTCACCAATTAATTTCCTATTGAATAAGGACACCTCGTATCTTTGATTTACCGAATTTAGATCAATTAAACATTAAATTTATTAATTACATCAAGTGATTCAAGTATTTCCAATTTAATTGGATAATTTTTTGTCACTTCCGACATCTTGTGTTTTATTTTATCTGTCCAATAACCTTTTACTTCTATATACAAATCTTTGCTGGGAATATAAAAATCTGGATAGTATTTCTTTATCCTTCCTTGCATATCTATATATTCAAAATATTTAGTGTTATCACGAATCCATTCTATATTAAGTTCATCTAACCTTTTTGCTAACGCAAGTTCCCATGAACTATCCATCCAAATGTCTTTATACCACCCACCGTGATACCGACTTCTTCCCGAATATAATCGTTGCCCACCGCTTTTGTACGCTGCACATTTGGAGGTACAATACTTTGCCTGTTTCCAATGTTGTGAGAAAAATTCTGCTTGACACGAAGGGTTTTGGCAAAATAATTTAGGTAATTTTTTACGAAACTCTTCACTTTTCTTTTTATTCAACTTTATAAGAAACTCTCTTGCCGCATTTTTACTTTTTTCAGTAGCAATTCTACTGTGAGAGCATTTCGTAGAACAATATTTCTTATGTTTGTTATTTCTGATGATGTGGGGTTTTGCTGTTTGTTCAAACGTAACTCCACATTTTAGACAATTCAATTGTAAAATAGATAGTTCTTTTGTTCGTGTTTTGTTTCGTTTTTCTCTTGCAAGTTTACTATTGGGATTCATATTGCATGACGCGGTATGACCGCCCATAGAAACTTTATTCTTGAAAAAGAATTCTTTGATGCAAAATTTACAGATTTGTCCCATAATCTTCTCCGCTAAGTCCTACTATAAATAGTGTTTTAGAGTAGAAAAAGAGATTTGTAATGGTGTATAAAGTATCGGACGGGGCTTGAACCCGCAACATCCTGTGTGGAAGACAGGTACTCTGCCAATTGAGTTACCGATACGGCAGGGTCTTTTTCACGCAGTTCCCTCTCTTCGGTCTGGCATCACTCCAGACGACTCCCGCTTGCCTTGACGCTGCTTTGGAGCCCTTTATCAGTGGTCCCTGTCGGACTTGAACCGACGACTCCCCGATTATGAGTCGGACATTCTAACCATCTGAATTAAGGGACCATACATCTGTAAACACCAACTGCTTGTTCTTTATTTTATCAATTTCTCTCTGCTTAAGGACAATTAAGTTATCAAGAGATTTCCACTTTGCCCTATCTCTATCTCGTTCATATCCCTTTACTTCAATATAACAATTAAATTCTGGTAAATAAAAGTCTGGATAATATAAATGTGTTGCGTTATTCCATTCATAATCAAATCCAGTTATTGCATTCGTCCAGCTGATATTCTGTGCATCTAACCATTTTGCAGTTTCTACTTCCCAAGTACCTTTTAGTTTAATTCCATTATAAACTATGATAGGAGTTCTGCCGGAGATATTACTTGCAGTATAACTATCTGGATTTCTTTGAACTGCCGCTCTCATAGATATTTTTAATTTTTCTATAGTTTCTGGCGACTTTTTCTTTCCTGAACTGGTTACAGATAATTTCTTACGAGTATCATCTGATACTATGTGTTCTTTACCCAACAGTTTAGCCTTTGTAAATTGATTTGTAGCTTGTTTGTCAATTAGCCCCAATTTAACTTTTTCGTGATAATCAATTAAATTAGATTTTAAAACTTGTCGATTGGGATTTACTTTACACAGTCGTTCATGATTGCGTAAACTATTACCATTTTTACAAACTTTATTACAAAATGAACATTCCATACCAATCTCCTTTGAAGTACACATATATAAGTAGCATGTATGTTTATCAAAGTTGACTACTCTAACCAACAAAGTGCGCCGGGTGGGACTTGAACCCACATATCGTCCGTATATAAGACGGATGCTGTCACCATTTAGCTACCGGGGCGTTGTACTACAAGTGCGTCCAGTAGGACTTGAACCTACAACTTACTGGTTAAAAGCCAGCTACTCTACCAATTGAGTTATGAACGCGTATTCAGTGCCCCGAGCCGGAATCGAACCGGCAAGCCTTGTGAGCGGGAGATTTTCTTACCACTATAACTTTCGCTACCGTTTCCGTTTGTGGTCTGGACTTTATCTTCACCTTCAACTTACGTTGATTAGGTGGGTGCCGTCAAGTCTCTACACGTTCCCTTTCGGGCTTCGCTCGGGGTTGCCATGTTAAAGGGTTCTCCGAGTTTGACACCATTCACACTAGATATTTCTATCTAGGTGCTCAAATTGTCTAAGTCTCCAGTGTTTACCGATTTCACCATCGGGGCGTTGTTCGTACTCTTTTAATATAACCTATCAAACATTATCTGTCAAGTGGACGAGGCCGGATTCGAACCGGCTTCCTAAACACGGGGCTACCGTGTGGTGACTCCCACAGAAACGTCTTTCTGCACGTTACCTCGCCCAATTAATTTTGTCAAGTGGATCTTATCGGTATCGAACCGATTACCTTCTGCTTGCAAAGCAGACGTGCACCCATTTACACCTAAGACCCGTACAGTCAGTGACATGCTGATCAGGCGTGTCTTTAGAGTTGCGAACTCTTTCACCGAGGGACTGACCAGCTCCTCGTAAAATTTGATTACTGCATTTTATGTTGGGTAGCCGAGCGACCGGCCGACCAAGGTCTGACAGTTCGTAAACCGCCCCCAACATTGCGTCTATTAAAGACTCATCAGAAATGCTTTACTTGATAGAATCGGCAGGAACCGAATCAACCGTAACATTAATGACTCCGGCACTATCAACCGTAGTAGTTGCGGCAGTATCCGTAACCGTCTCAGTCTTTGCACTGGAACATGCTGCCATCGTCATGACTGCGAAAACCATAAAAACTTTCATGTGTATACCCAAAGAAAAAATTAATCATACTCTAATCGGTAGAGCGTCCGTACTACATAGCGGGAGACGGATTCGAACCGACGACCTCTTGGTTATGAGCCAAACGAGCTACCACTGCTCTATCCCGCGTCAATATAGGCCTACAGGGAATCGAACCCCAATATGTTGATTCAAAGTCAACCGTAATTACCGTTATACTATAGGCCAAGCGATTTCAAAGAATTGAACTTTGACCACCAACGTGGAACGCTGGTGTGCTACCGTTACACTAAAATCGCATGTGGGACGGGGATTGTTAGATACTTCCCACGGTATCTTGTAGGTTCCCCGAATATTGATAGCTAGTCAATACTTTTCCCGAACCTTTTCCACCACTGAGCTGGTGCGACCACTCATGATTAAATGCGTAAACCATGAAACCGTATATGTTTTAGTTTAACGTCTACTCCATATAAAAACGGACGGGATACCGCGTAGGGGAATCGAACCCCTCATCATTTGGATGAAAGCCAAAGGTCCAAGCCGATAGACGGACGCGGCAAAGTGGTTCGTTTCGTGAACCAATCGTCGGAGTTTATAAGGGAAACTCGGGAAGTAAAACCATCAGTTGTCAAATAACGTGTCGTTCTTCACTACTCTTGTAATATACACTAGTGGTGGTCGTTTGTCAACCCCCTAGTTTTAATAACTATTTAATAAGTATGTTCTTTATTTATTTTAATTAATTATACCCCTGACAGGATTCGAACCTGTAACCGAGAGAGTAGAAATCTCTTGCGCTTCCAGTTGCGCCACAGGGGTAAAAACGGAAGCGGTAGGATTCGAACCCACGGTAGGTTTCCCTACAAGCGATTAGTAATCGCCAGCCTTAAGCCTCTCAGCCACACTTCCAACAAATTAAACTTGACAACAAAACCTCTTGGAGTCATGTATTAAATGTACACTCCAAGAGGCTGTTTGTCAAGGGGCCTATTTAATTATGTTATATCTTTACTTTCTAATAAAGTTAAAGTAAATGAATTTCCATGAATGACACTTGCTTTTTTACAAATATCCATAAACACATTAAAATCTTTAACTCTTTTAAATACGCAGCATCCTTCTGACCAGTTTTCAACGAACTCTGATTCAGTGGTTGGGTTAGACCGATGAATATTAATACCAAAAATTCCTGTATCTTTTGTGGTTTCATCAAATGTCATATCTTTATTTTTATCACGCCATACGGTAACCGGTTTTGCTTGTTTTAATGCTTCATACTTGCCTTGGTGTAATCCAATTGCATGCGACCCCCGATATTGAGCAGGAACTAATCGGGCAACGCCATTAGGATTATGGAATTCTTTCACGCCCTTAGTACCCGGATCAGTCGTACACGCCCATTCATGAAACTTCCAGACGCCATTCTCTTTATAGGATAGCGTCATCGTATCATCAAACACGTTCGTGACCTTCTTTCCCGTTGCAGAGTTTCTAATACCCACGATATTTAAATCTAAATTGTCCCCTTCAAACCATGCATAACTTTTTGCTTTTACTGCTTTTTCCACTTGTTCTTTTGTAACTGGCATAATTTTCTCCTTGTTATTTTTTTTGGTTTTCGTTGTCTTGCGTGGCATATTTGATACCCATGATGGTACCAACTATGGAAAACGCATTCGTAAGTAATACGCTAAAAGTATTACTCCATGTAGAACCAATAACCTGTGTGTCCTTACCTGTCATCATTGCCGCCCAGTATAACGCAGTAGTAATAACCCCTACACCCATTATGACAGCCAATGCACACTTAACAATTACTTTTATCAACTCACTTTGACTTTTCTTTATCATAAAATCCAAATCAGATAATGCAGCATTTTTTTCTATTTCTATGGAATCTTTAAGCAACTTGGAATTATTCAATTCTATCTGTAAATTTTTAGAAAGTTCATCTATCTTTGTTTTACTGTTGACTACCTCCGTAACATCTGTGGCAACTTTAATTACTTGTACCACATTGTTTTTGTTGTCATATACCGGATTATATGATGCTTGTAAATATATAGGGGAACCGTCCACCTTTTTTCTTTCAAATACTCCGTCAAGAAACTTACCACGCTGCAAGGTGTCCCAAAATTTACTATATTCATCGGATTTTGAATACTCATATGTTACGAAAATACTATGATGTTTTCCAATAACTGCACTTTTTTCATTATGTTTATATCCCATAGTTTCTAAAAATATAGAATTTACATCCAGTATGAATCCGTCAATATTAAACGTGATAATAGCACTACTTCTGTGAATTGCTGTGAGTTGTTGTTTATATTTCACAGTTGAAGTTATGTCTGTGGCAACTTTCATAAATTTAGTAATATTACCACTTTCATCAAAAATAGGATTGTACGTGGCTTGAAGATAAATTAGTGAGCCATCTCGTTTTTTTCTTTCAAATTCTCCTTGATAATGTTTACCACTTTTTAATATAGCCCAAAACTTTTCATATTCTTCTGATTTGGCATAATCCTCGCACACAAATATACTATGATGTTTGCCAATTAGTAGCTCATATTCGTCTACCCCGTACCCCATTGCTTTTAAGAAAATATCATTTACACCTAAAATGATTCCCTTGAGGTCAAAATAAATGATGGCATTGCTTTTATTAATAGCCGCAAGTCTACTGTACAGTTCTTCTTTTGGTAAGTCTTGCATAACTTACCTTGTTGGTTTAATATTATCGAATACCCCTTTACTATTACGAATATCTAATAGCTCTTGTAGATTTTTTTGTTTTGTTCCACCGTCGTATTTCCACGCATAACCATTTTCAACCATTAATTCATTTATACTTTTTACATCCTTCGATAGATATAACGTTCCTAATAATCTACCATATTTTTCGTCAGCATCTTTTTCGGTTTTTATACGAATAAGAGGTGCATTAGTTAACGTAGTTTCCAGCCACTTTTTTGCATCTAATCCTAGTTGCTTTTCTTTTAAATCTTTGGTGCGACTTTCTGGGGTATCTATCCCCGCCAATCGAATAGTTGTAGTAACGCACAAATCAAATCCCAGATCAATTTCTACTTTAATCGTATCACCATCAACAACCTTTAATAATTTTTTAATTGCATATTCATACATCTGTATTCTCAGTTGATTCACGTTCTGCTTTAATTTTAGCAACAGGGGAAAACTTTTCTAACCCTGCAATGCCAAACGACCCAATTGTTAACATTAAAAATGAATTGTAAATATATTCTTTAATTTCTAAATGTTTTCCTTGAATGCCGGTTATTACATCCACACCAGCAATGGCTACCATGACCGCAAACGCCATAAACCCGATAATGGTTTTTTCGTTATAGTCGTTGGTGTCTTTGAAAATCTGTGTAAACCATTTCATAATCTTCTCCGTGTCCATGTTGGTACCTCTATTTGTTATTAGTCACACTGTGTCAGCTAATTGCATAGATAACCTTTCTACATATAACGTTGATGAATGGTCTGAAATATCGTTTTTTATTTTTTTAAGGAGTACATCGTGTATAGTTGTGTATATTTTTGTCATCCACGATTTTTGTGTAGTGTGTTTCTTCGGTACTTTAATGTGATGGCGAGTTCCACAGTGGTAATACCACGGGGAAATTGGCACTTTTGTCACGATGTCACCAGCGTTTACCCACCGATGATGTTGTACTAATTTGTTAAACGCATTAATATAGGTACGATTTCCAACGCGGGGACTGCCATATGTAAATAATGCAGTTGGTATTGGCAGGGTATCATCAAGTGCAAATCTCCGTGCCATCAAGGTAGCCATTGCTGCACCTAAACTATGCCCCGTTAACCACAAATATTTTTTCTCATGGAGTGCGGTAACATGCTGCATTACCTGCGGCCATACTTTGTCGGTATACGTTCTGAATCCAATGTGTACTTGTCCGACGCCACCACGCGATGGGGCTAAATTAATACTTAAATCGGCAGAAATATCTGACCATTGACTTGGCTCCGTTCCACGACACACCACAATAATATCAGTTGCATCTTCTACGACATATACATTACTGTCATCAGTTTCATAGTACGAACTTGTATATCCCAACTCTTCAAATAACTTATTTGCTATTGCAGGACTTTTGTAGGCAATATTACTTAATTGTGCAAATAATAGACTTTGTTCTGAAAAGGTTTTTGTTGATATCATGTCTTACCTATGTTAATGTTTTAACGGACCTCCGTGAATTTGTTCTAATAGTGCAATTCGTTTGTCTAATTCTGCCCGAGCAAGTGCGGCATCTTCTTTCATAACTGCGCGGGACGAAGCGGCTTCTGCCCGAATTTGTTCCATTGCTACCGTTGTTCCTTCTGACGGAATGGGTTTGTTTTCTGGGGTTACCACTACCGATACTTTACTTTCTAGTATCGTAATTTTTTGTGTCATATCTGCAAACGCCGTCCACAAATACGCAACACACGATAGTAAAATAGGTAATGCGGCAAACGTAAGTTTTTCAACCAATTCACTTTTAGTTTTTGCAGATTCTTCCTCTGACATAATGAAATCTCAGTAAGTGATATACAAAACAAAAAAGGTTCTATGTACTCTTTTTGTGAGTACACAGAACCTTTTATATAAATATAACCAAATAACTAATTAAACATGCCCCGAGAGGGATTCGAACCCCCAACCGCCTGATCCGAAGTCAGATGCTCTATCCAATTGAGCTATCAGGGCGATAAGTCCGCGCGGAAGGAATTGAACCTACGTGTTACCGTCTACCCTTTCAACCGTGTATCAGACGGAGGGGATACGCGCGGATTACTTCTACTATGGTATCGGCAGGATTTGAACCTACAAGCTCTTGCGAGGGTTGATTTACAGTCAACTGAGCCAGCCAATTGCTCAACGACACCGTACTCCTAAAGTATAATTCCCCACCTGATACTTGTCAAGTGGGGAACTAAACATTCATTAATTATGAATACTTATTCAATTACACTGACGATTTCGTGACATTTTCGTATAAAGTCTCATATTCTTCGTGTAATGCCACTTCTTCACTAAAGTTCTGCTTGTGATACGTCTTGGCAAGTTTCGTGAATACCTTCTTATTCAGGTCTAATTCCTTGCAAATATCGTTTTTAATATTCTTCTGAAGGTCACGTTCTGCGTCCATGCGAGTAAGGGACGTGCTCATATCCTTAATTGCACCCATCAGTTTCAGTTTGTCGTTTGGATTCATTGTATTTAACATATTACCGTGCCGTAAATAGAGTTGATTACATCATACTTGTATGATACTACAATGCTTTCAATTTGTCAACCCATATCTTTTCAGTTCTGGTTACATATAATCGTAACGCAATTCGTTGCCAATCTAACCACCCAAAATATTTTTCGTAAAATAATGTTCTACCCATAGTATCCGCAATCTTCTTTGCTTTTGTTGAATCTGCCACAAAGAACTTTGGCATCCAATCAATTTCTTTGGAGGTTACGATTGGAACATCTTCACTGACAAAATCTGCGGCAACAATATTAAAGGTTTCTGAAAACGATACCTGTAATCCAATGTCCACTTTCTTAATTACCTGTAAAAACTCTTCACGGTCTAACCACCCATGCTCGACTAATTCGTGGTGGCCACCAAGTCCATGAAAAAATGCCCGCAGATTTTTTAATACGGTATCACCCTTCCCTTCAACACGACCAGAATTAATGTGAAATCTGCACTTTAGTCCGTTGCGTTCGGCATATTCAACTGCCGCAGCTGCCTGCATCAAATGATTTTTCATAGGACGAATTGCACCAAAGCACCCAACATTAATAGTGCGTGTATGATTTGCAAGTTTACTATATTTTGTTGATGGTTTTATTGGATAAAAATTTGGTAAAAATATAATTTTACGGGCAAGTGATGGATGTAATGATGCCTCAAAATAATGTTCCAAGTCACGCTGTGCCAAATCCGAATTTGCTGACACATATACATTTTTTTGATGGATATATTTATTAATCCATTCAAATGCCACTCCTTCGTTTGCTAAAAACGGCAATTCACTATGCAATCGTACAATCCATTTTACGTCTGGGTGTAGTTTGCACAACACATCAAACTTTTCGGGGACAACCCACAATGCTTCAATGATAACAATGTCAGGTTTATACTTGATGACTTCGGTGTGAATCTGATTGTTATCCACCACTTGTACTAAATCTGCCGTATAACCATTTTTAATCAGCATATCTTTTACAAACGTTGCAGAATTAAATAATCCTGAATGCTTTAGGATGGTTGATTCTCCACCGGATTGCTGACGCAATTTCAGTATAAATAATACGCGAGGAGTTTTTTTGTGCGACATTGAAGTTCTCAGAGAGATAGTGGAATAACCAGTAATAAATAGTGACGGTTTACTTATTTATCGAAATTTCTCCATCCAACTGGAAGAATACAATTACTCGGTGCGTTGATGAACAGTGGAGCAATATCAGCATCATCATATCCAGCCAATCCACATCCAACTCTAGTAACTTGAAACATTAAATCTGGATTCAACACCGCATAATTAATAAACTTATCTACGTATTTTGTAATTTTATTCACCGGCAATGTGTTTAAGTTTTCGTCCTTTGTTGGAATAGCAAAACTGTTGCCTTGCATTCCAACTCCCTGCCCATAAATTGCCCCATGTTTTCTATATGCGGTCAGTGCGGCACCTTTACCATGCCGTCCCGCAAGATTACTTCCAAATACAAATATCTGATTTTTCATAACTATCTCCTGTGAAAAGGACGAGATCGGATTTGAACCGATGTGGGATTTCTCCAAGGGTTTTGCAGACCCGTGCCTTCAACCGCTCAGCCACTCGTCCAGTAACTATTTGACTATTTGAACTACTTTGTTTAATACGGTGATAATATTCTTTTGTGTTAACACTTCAGTATACATACCCACTACCACAACCAATCCAAGGACAACCCACCATGTTTTTAATAGGTCAAAGATGCCTCGGATAACTTCCATTATAATTGCGGTGCTTCGGTCTGACATTTAAGTTCTCGGTAATATGAAATATAACTATGTCTATATAAATATCTCACCCAGTATATAAACTGTGTCTCACAGGCCTTCCCTCTTCATTAACGCACACAAATACCATTTCGTCAATATTAACGATAATCTTCTGCGTTGTCAAATCTCTTACTACAACTTCTACTGAAACGGAAGTTTTACCAACACTTTTTAGCGCAACGCCAATCTCAACAACATCACCCTGATACGCTGGGGCAATGAAGTTAATTGCAGAGATACTTTTTGTAACTACTCTGCGATGATTGGTTTCAACGCCCACAAAAATGGCTGCTTCTTCGTCAATCCATGATAAGCATCGGCCTCCGAACAACGTGCCACCAGCATTTAAATCGCCGGGCTGAACCAATTTTCTGGTAAGAAATCTCATATTTTATGTTGTCCGTTTTTTAGGTTCGTTGACGACTTGCACTGATGCAAACGCTGTAGTGACACGTTCATATCCTAACGCAACCAGTTCTGTTTGTACTGCTTCAATACACAACTTAGTTAGTAACTTCTCAAAGTCGGTGACCGTCGATTCTTCCAATTTTCTAGTCATTTCCAACTTCTGTGGGTTTTTCCTGCACAACTCCTCCGTCCAATCAACTAGTGGCCATAAATGACAATGTACCATTTCATGGATTGCTGTTTGGATAATTTCATACTCCGACAATCGCTTAAATACCGTTAGATTTGCCCGAATACCTGCTTGCCTATATTCTGGATACGACTGACAATCGGCGGCACCTTTCATCTTTGCGGGAAACCGAATAGCAATTTTCCAATCACTCAGTCCAATAAGTGGTTGTACAATTTCAATCGTTTTAATAAATAATTGTTTTTTGGTGATACGCTTGGGAGGTTTCATAAAATCCCGTTAGTTATGTGTGTATGACTTATAATGGAGTAATATTATCCAATGTTTGAAGTATTTTTTTCTGTACTTTCTCAGTAGACTCTTCATATATATCTACAAGAGTGTATTCCACTTGCCATGCCCGAGTAAATAACTTTCTATTATACGCACGTTGTGTATACCATTTATATATGAAGGTAATGCACACAACAAATAATAGAATATTAGTTATTATTAAATAGTTTAACATATGACGAAGTTAGTGGTTGAGATTTAAGTATAATACATTGAACCGGAAATGTCAAGTCTTTTTTAAAATACCTCTTGACAAATAGAATTACAGTAATTAAGATTAGAATATCACTTACCATTAAACACAGGAGAACATTATGGACGATGTAAAATTAAACGAATATGTAGTATATGTCAAACTTACCATAGTGGGTGAAACGCCCGAAGATGCGTTGGATTATGCAACTAGTGCAATTGCATTCACTGATTTGCTTGAACAAGACGGAGTAGTGGGAATTGAACTTCTTGAAGACACCATTGAACTTGCGGAGGACGATGATGCCGGAGACGACTCGGAACATGGATACTAAACAGTATGTACGTAAAGTAAAGGCGGTGGCTGGAGAAATAGTATATGTAGTTGTTACATTAGTTGCGTTGGCAAAGTTGTTGCATGTTGGATATACCAAACGCACAGAGTATAACGTGGCACGTAAAGACGCCATTTGCCCTGCGTTATTCAGTATTTCACGGTCGGCACGTGACACCCTTATTGTAATGAAATCTGAACCGTTGTGTAACGATTACGTCCTTTCCAATTTAAAGTAAACGTGTAGGGGATACTACTTATAGTTGTAAGGATATCCTACCATACTAGAGGATTACCATGTTGAACAAACAAACTCTGACCGCAATAAGTAATACGTTATTGTTTATGTTCGGAACGATAGTCGGTGCGTTAATAGGGCACTCAGAAGTAAACTCGTTATTGGACCACAAACATATTATAGTTATTTTTATTGCATCGGGAATGTTTTTTTTAACAAACTATATCCCATGTCTGTTTAACCGGATTCACAAATAAGTTTTTCAATAAGGTTATAGTGTTACGTAACACTTATTGAGATAACTTATGATTCCGCAAGAATTTCAAACAGCTATGTATGCAGCAGGTGCCGGAACGGTCGTTGCGGCACTAGTTAAACTGTTTAATAAATTCGTAGAATCTAACGGTACTGACCTAGAAACTCATGTGGCTCTTAGAAAAGAATTACGTGAAGAATTGGATACTGTGAAAACTGAACTGCGTCTTATTCAAACAGAATTGGATACTTGGAAGTTAAAATATTTCGACCAAGTACAAGTAACTAATGAATTAAAATTAGAATTGATTAGTTTGAGTGAAGAATTACGTGAATACAAACAAAGTACGGAGTGGACTGCAATTAAGTTAGACCCACCCCTTGACACATAACACCTTACAAGGTATAATACATCATAGGAGCTCACATGAGCGTGTTTGAAACGGTTGTGGTAGTAATCGGCGTAATAAATATATTACTGTTGGCATTGACATTTTTAACGTATACAAGTTTAATATCAGCAAAAGTACATATTAATCAAATGCACGTAGGAATGTCATCAATCTTAGGAAAGGTTATGTCGTTGGAAATAGTAACATCAAAGATGGTCGCAGGATTTACCGAAGTGGTAACGTTGACAGAAGATATGATTGGTCGATTGGACATGCCTTCAGGTGGATACAGTAACCAAGTGTATAAGACGAAAGATGGAAAGTATACCGCAAAGTCGCTCGATGAATTATTGGATAAAATAAGAGAAGATGAAGCAGAATCAGAATATTTTTCCGACACAGAGATTGATAAGTTGCGTGATATGTTT